GTAAAGTTGGAGCTATGTTCGGGCTATCTTGTTCTGTTGGAAAGACTTATGTGACGGATAATTGGTCACTTAACTTATTTGCTGTTATGAACTCATACACGTGCTACTACCTTAACGGAAGGTGGACCAATATTAAGTATATTGCCTACGGTCTCGTTAAAGGGAAAGCTAGAACTGGTGATCGTGAATACATATCTTATCAAGATTTAGGTATTCTTCATCATGAGCTTCATAAGGTTACCCCGACTGAGCTTTGGCCTCAAGTCTCGAATAAGTTTATAAATCATCATAAGCATATTTTACAAATTTGTCCAAATATACCTTGGGAAATGCCAAGTTGGCTAGGAGGTGCGGGATTAGTTCGGAAGAACGAAATCTCTCATAGAGATCTGAAGATCGCTTCTTTCCTTATATCTTGCTTAAGCAAAAAATCATCCTACAATCGTGAATTCCCCATTAGATCTAAATCTAATGTACAGAGAATTATGGTTGATCATTTTATCAAGAGAAATCTTGATATTGATAAAGTAGGTTTTACAAGAATAAGGGATCCCTTTACTTATCCTGATCTCTTTGAAGAGATTGACTTCGATATGAAGTACATGTCAGATAAGTTGTATGGAAGCATTGCTGTTTCATTGATGATAAATCCGTCTATTAGCGTTTCTAATTTTGCTGTAGAATGTCCTCTCTTTGATGCTGGAGAGGTTAACAAAACAGAAGATTCAACTATTAACAGGATGAACAACAAATCATGGATGGAGGCTGATCGTTTTGTAGATTCTATTAAGGATCTCAAAATTATTGACTCTGCTCAACTTTTCAATTATAAAGTCCATGAAAACTTCCCTGTCATGATTATTTAATCATGATTTACTAACTATATTATCAACCTTATCAGAAAGTGAATTTATCTACTCTGATATGATAACTCTTACTCTTTAAATGCAAAAGACCCATCTTTTGTCGACCAGGGCCCCATGAGGTTTCGGATTAGTTCCGTGTCAATCTTGGTAGAGGTTTGAGCCCCTCTACCTGGCAGCCGTAATAAAGAGAATTCGAAAGATACGAGTTAGC